TGATAGGGTAGCTAAATTTCAACGTGATATTGATGATTATGGTAAAGTAATTAGAATGATATCTACTTTTTTAAGTAAAAGTGTAATCTTTCAAATTCAAAGAATAAGAAAAGAGATAATTAGATTAATAACAGGTTTAAATATTTTGTATAAAAATCTTTTAGCTTGTCCTTATACAAATGATCCTTTATTAGAACAAAGTTTACAAAGCGCTATTTCTTCTTTAGAAAATAATTTAACAACTTTAGATAATTTATTCCCTACTGCTAAGATAGATAATGTTTTACCTTCATTATATAATGGATATCAAATTGATATTATAAAAGAAGAAGTTGCAGATGAAGGGATAACTCTATTAAGAAGAAGAGTAATAGTAGCTGATCAAAGAGGTATTAATGTATATGAAGGTACACCTACATACGCTACTGATGATCAGGTATTAATAAAAGAAGGTCAATATCAAATTGATAAATTAGGAAATGTAGGTACTAGTGATGAAGGTAATGCTGCTCCTACTAACCAAACTGTGATAAATGAAATGAATGATTTAGGATTTAACCCAAATGATGTTACTGTTACTCCTAATGACTTAGATTAAAAACAAGTTGTATTATTAAATATTTATAATTATGAATTTAGAAGCTTTAAGAAAATTAATCAGAGAAGAGATGAGAACCGTGATCCAGGAGGAACTTAAAAGTATCCTTACTGAAGCAGTAGTCATAGCCTCTACGCCTGAAACAAAATCTCAAGTACAAAAATTTGATTCTCATGTTAAAACTGAGTCTACTTATAAACCTAAATTTTCAGAAATTATAGCTGAAAAAAAGGCTCCTGTATCAACAGGAAATCCTATGTTAGATTTATTAAATGAAACTGCTAATGAAGGTGAATGGAGAAACTTAAATAGTGGTTTCACAGCTCAAGATGCTGTAAGTTGGGCTGGTGGTATGCCTGGTATGGGTGGTGCTAATACTCCTGTAGTAGCTACGGTAGATCAAATGATATCTAAACAAGGTCCTGTACATGATATTAATGATGTGAGAATAGATGCTGTTCCTGATTTTACAGGATTAATGGGTAAATTAAAAGAAACTGGTAAATTATAATGGTATATAATATAATTAATATTAATCCTTTAGACTTACAACCTAGTAAAGGTGTAGGTATTAAAGTACCTTTTGATGGTCCTACTGGGTTAAATATAACTTATACTACTAAAGATGCTGTTAAATCTAATATTTTAAATTTTTTTCTAACAGGTAAAAGAGAAAGAATAATGAATCCTAATTTTGGAGCAGGTATCAGAGAACAATTATTTGAACAAATTACAAATAATACCGCTGAAAATTTAGAAGATATTATTACTTTTGGGTTAAGTGATTATTTCCCTCAAATTCAATTAACTAATTTAAACGTTAGTGCTTCACCTGACCAAAATTTAATACAAATTTATTTTAGTTATTCTATAAAAAATACTAATATACAAGACGAAATTACAATAAATTTCAATAATTAATAATGGCTAATTCAAAGACCGTACAATACTTAAATAAAGATTTTGATAGTTTAAAAGCTCAATTAATAAATTTTGCTCAAACTTACTATCCAAATACTTATAATGATTTTAATGAAGCATCACCTGGTATGATGCTTATTGAAATGGCATCTTATGTAGGGGATGTTTTATCATTTTATATTGATAATCAAATACAAGAAAATTTTCTTCAATTTGCTAAACAAAGAAAAAATTTACTAGCCCAAGCTTACACTTATGGTTACCAACCTAAAGTAACTAAAGCAGCTTCTGTAGTATTATCAGTCTATCAAGTAGTACCTTCTACTATAGCCTCAGGTCAATATGAGCCTGATTTTAATTATGCTTTAATTTTAGAAGAAGGAGGTAAAGTATCTTCAAATTTAGATTCTAATATTCAATTTTTTATAAATGAAAAATTAGACTTTTCTAAATCTACAACTAATTCACCTACAGAAATTTCAGTTTATTCTACTGATGCTTTTCAAAATCCTCAATTTTATTTATTAAAGAAAACTGTTAAAGCTACTGCAGGTACTTTAACTACAACTACTTTTACATTCACTAATCCTGAACGTTACCCTACAGTAGACATTAGTGATACTAATATTATTGAAATAGTTAGTGTAGTTGATTCTAATAATAATAAATGGTATGAGGTGCCTTATTTAGCTCAAGATACTATTTTTGAACCAACAGCTAATATAGCTCAAAATGATCCTAATTTATCTCAATATAATGAAACTGTACCTTATTTATTAAAATTAAAAAAGGTACCTAGAAGATTTGTAACTAGATTTAAAACTAATAATCAATTACAATTACAATTTGGTCCTGGGATCTCATCAGGAGCTGATGAAGAAATTATTCCTAATTCAGATAATATAGGTTTAGGATTACCTTATGGAGTGGATAAAATGACTACAGCATTTGACCCTTCAAACTTTTTATATACCCAAACTTATGGTTTAGCCCCTTCTAATACTACTTTAACTGTTAATTATTTAAAAGGTGGAGGAGCATCTTCAAATGCCCCTGTAGGTACATTAACTCAAAATTCAGGTGTAACTACTACATTTAATGGTAATAATTTAGATAATACTTTATCAACTACAGTTTTAACTTCTTTAGCTTTTAATAATGAAGAAGCAGCTAATGGTGGTGGTGATGGAGATACAAATGAGCAAATAAGACAAAATGCTTTATCATCATATCCTACTCAATTAAGAACTGTAACTAAAGATGATTATATAGTTAGAGCTTTATCTTTACCTTCTAAATTTGGAGTAGTTTCAAAAGCTTACATTAACCAAGACATCAGTATTCAAAATAATTTTTCAACTGATTTAATGGCTACTCAAAATTATAATGCTATCTCATTATACATTTTATCTAGAGATAGTAATAATAATTTAACAGTACCTAATACTGCTCTAAAACAAAATCTAAAAACTTATCTTTCTCAATATAGAATGATAACAGATGCTGTTAATATAAATGATGCTTTTATTATTAATATTGGAGTAAATTTTGAAATTATAGTTAGACCTAATTATAATAATAGATTAGTATTAAATAATTGTTTAACACTTTTACAATCTTATTTCCAAATAGACAAATGGCAAATAAATCAACCTATATTATTACCAGAAATCTATAGTAATTTAGATCAAGTTGAAGGGGTTCAAACAGTACAAAAAGTAGAAATTGTAAATAAAGCAGGAAGTACTACTAATTACTCACAATACTCATATGATATTAAAGGAGCTACTATTAATAATGTAATTTATCCTTCATTAGATCCAAGTATTTTTGAGGTTAAATTCCCTACAACAGATATACAAGGTAGAGTAGTTACTTTTTAAAGAAATTGATTTAATGTATATTTATAATATATATTAGATTTATGGCTATTTACAAAATATTTCCTGAAAAAGATACTTTCATTTCTCACTATCGTCCTACTCAAAACTTTGGTAGAGACGAGGTATTAGAAATCTCTAATGAAACTGAACTTACTTCATTACATACTGATAAGACTAGGGCTTTAATACAATTCCCTACATCTCAAATATCAGATGTTATTACTAATAAAGTAAGTGGTAGTTTTGTATCTTATTTAAGATTGTTTTTAGCTACAGCTTATACCCCTTCAGATTATACTATATTAGCTTACCCTGTCTCAAGAAGTTGGGAAATGGGGTTAGGTAGATCTACTGATGATCCTATTAGTACTATAGGGTGTACTTGGAATGCAGCTGCTCAATCTTCAAGCTGGGTTAGTGCTGGTGGAGATTATTTAGAAAATATCTCTTCTTCTCAAAATTTTAGCTATATATCTAGTAAGGATATTAACATGAATTTTAGTAATATAGTTTTAAGTTGGAATTCAGGTTCATTTCAAAACTATGGTCTTTTATTAAAACAGAGTAGTAGTATAGAAGGAAGTGAAAACCCACTTATTACTAAATTCTTTTCAATGGATACTCA